TTATTTAACGGTGCCCGGGCTCTGAAGCCTGTGAGTGAAAGAGACGCTCTTAGAAAAGCCCTTCTTAAGATGAAGGCTAGAAGATCTGGTGAGCTAAAGTCACTTAAAAGTTCATGGCCCAAATTTAATGATGCCTTCTGTGATGGATTGGAATGGAGAACTATCACCGTAGTAGGTGCTAGGCCTGGAACAGGTAAAACTTTATTTATGGAGCAGTTAATCTCTGATATTATTGAAGAGAACCAAGACCATAAATTTAGAGTACTTAAGTTCCAGTTTGAGATGCTTGATGAGACCAATGGTATCAGAAAGCTGAGTCTGAATACAGGTTCTGATTACAATACACTAATGTCCAAAGGTGAACCAGTAGATAAGGATCTATATCTGAAATGTGTGCAGTACTATGAAGATAGTGCAAAACATGACATCATTGATGTGATATATGATCCGTGTACTGTAGATGAGATGTGTGCAACTATACATTATTATATGGAAGCTCACAAAGATGAAGCAGGTAACTACACAAATGCTTTGGTTACTATTGACCACTCAGCTTTATTTAAAGTAGGTAAAGGTCAGAAAGATAAGTTTGAAGTATTATATGCTCTTGGTGAAGCCATGACATATATGAAGAAACATTATCCTGTGGCGTTTCTTATCTTAAGTCAGTTGAATAGGAATATAGATAATCCAGACAGATCTAAAGATGGTGACTATGGTAATTATGTATTAGATTCTGATTTATTTGGAGCAGATGCTTTATTGCAACATGCTGATGTAGTTTTGGGTATTAATAAACCCTCTATCAGAAAGATTAGACAGTATGGTCCAGAAAGATTTATAATTAGTGATGAAGACACTCTTGTGTTTCACTTTCTTAAATCTAGAAATGGTACCACTAGAATTAGTTTCTTTAAGCTTGATAGAAACTCCATGAGAATTATTGAAATAGCAACTCCAGCCCAAGCAAGTAAAACAATTAAAATTTAAGTATGAGTAGAAAAGAAAAAGAAAAGGAATTCTTTGCCCATCACATGGACAAATTCCGGAAAGCTCAAGTATCTGATCCTTTCTTTGCTATTAAGACTGCTTTCTTTCAGAAAGGTAAGTTTGGTAGACAGGTTCAGTTATTTGAAGGAGAATTGAAGAGAGGAGAAGACATCTATATTGAGTTTATTGAAGTTAATAGAGATGCATCTGGAAAAGAGATTGGTGTTGAGCCAGCTTTTGAAGATAGACCGCTCTTTAAGTATAAACACAATCCTTATTTTGCAGAAGAATATGATGTAAAAGAAGGTACAAACTCTAATGGTGAAAACTATTTTGCCTACACTATACCATTATCTGAGTTAATGGTTGTTATGCCTGACGGTTCTGAGATTACTCAAAATCTTTATGAGAAGAGAAAAGCTGAAGCTCCAAAAGAGCAACAGACTCTTTCTGTATTTCCAAACTTTGAGGATGAGTTTATTCCAAAGCTTAAAGATGTGAGTTTAGATGAAGAAGAATCAGCTTCTGATATTCTTCTAAGAATTGCAACAGAATTTCAAAAACTAGCAACAAAGATAAAATGAGTATAGTACTTCCAACTAAAAAGGTCAAGGCTGAAAGAGTTAATCCAAAAAGATTAGTTATTTATTCAAAGCCTAAGACAGGTAAAACAACCGCATTTGCTGGTCTAGAAGATAATCTTCTTGTAGATTTAGAAAATGGTGCTGACTATGTAGAGGCTCTTAAAGTAAAAATTGGAAGCCTTCAAGAATTACTTGATGCTGGTAAAGCTATTAAAGCTGCAGGTAACCCATATAAGTATGTTACAATTGACACTGTAACTGCATTAGAAGATATGGTTATGCCTTTGGCTATCAAGCTTTACAAAAATACAAGCATGGGTAAAAACTATGATGGTGACAATGTATTATCTCTACCAAATGGTGCAGGTTATTTATATTTAAGACAAGCTTTCTTTCAAGTTTTAGATTTTATTGATACATTAGCTCCCCACATTATTCTATCTGGTCACATCAAAGACAAGCAGGTAGATGATAAAGGAGAAATGGTTTTAGCTGCAAACATTGATTTGACAGGTAAAATTAAATCTTTAATCTGTGCTAATGCTGATGCAATTGGTTATATGTATAGGAAGGGTAACAAAACTATTCTGTCTTTCAAGACAAATGAGGAAGTTACTTGTGGAGCAAGACCAGAGCATCTCAGAAATGAAGAGATTGTAATTACAGAAGCAAACGAAAAAGGAGAACTTGAGTTCCACTGGGACAAAGTATTTATTTAATTATTAAAAACAAAGAAAAATGGCATTAAGCACAACTGATTTGGGCACAGCAGGCTCAGGACTACCAAAGACAATTACACCAGGTAATCATGTATTAAAAATTAACAGCATTGAACTTGAGGATTTTAAGTTTATTGATGGTGCATATCACTTAATGATGCATGTAGAAACTCAACCTATTGAAGGTTTTGAAGGCTTCATGATTGACAAAGATGATGAAAGCAAAGGACGTTATGCAGGTCAGATTGGTAGAGTAAAAGCAAGCCAATATGCATTTGCAGATGGTGAAACTAAATCCGGTGTTAAGATTCAAAGAGATAGATCTATTTTGATCTTCTTAAGAACTCTTGCTCATACAATGGAATTAGATTCTTGGTTTCTTGAACAAGATGGTCAGCATGAAACAATTGAAGACTTTGTTAAAGCATTTAATAAAACTGCAGACTTTAGAGGTAAATATCTTGAGTTCTGTGTTGCTGGTAAAGAATATGAAGGTAAATCAGGTTATACTAACTATGACATGTGGTTACCAAAATCAGAAGGTAAGAAATATGCATTTGGAGCTATTGAAGCTGGTACAGTAATTTCTTTTGATGAAGCTAAGCATCTTAAAAAATTAGAAGTAAAAGATGTTAAATCCTTTGGGGATGATGATGATGTATTTTTGAAACCAAAAACATCTTCAGACTTTAGTTTAGACTAACTACTACCTAGATAATTAGGGGGAGTTAGTTATAATTATTGTTTAACAAGGATTTCAAACTATTTCAGGAAACTCCCCCTTTTATTTTATTAGTTATGATTTCTACAAAGAACTTAGTATCTGATTTACAAGACGTACCCAGAGAATGGGTATTTGAATATTATCTAAACTTAAAAGAAAAACTTATTGGTCAAGATATAAAAATGCTATCTGCATTTAATGTAAAGGACAAAGTTCCAAGCATGTTTATCTATCGCAATGGGGATTACTATAAGTTTAAAGATTTCTCTTCTGGCTTTCAAGGTGATCAAATTGAACTTGTCAAATGTTTATTTAACTATGACACAAGATTCAAAGCAGTTAACAGAATACTTGATGATTATCAAGAATATCTGAAGTATAATGTACCTGCAGAAAGAGGACCAATACAATTTCATGATAAGTTTAAAGTAGTAGATTTCCAAATGAGACACTGGAATTCCCAAGACTCTAAGTTTTGGATGAGTTTTAGGATTTCTTCAGCTATACTGGAGAGATACAATGTTGTTCCATTGGAGTTCTTTACTATGGAAAAGACTGAAGTTGATGGTAGTATAACCTCTTATAGATTTGCAAAACCCTATGTCTATGGTTATTTTAGAGAAGATGGTGAGCTGTATAAGATTTATATGCCTAAAGTCCCAGAGAAGAAGTTCATTAAGATCCAGAACTATACACAAGGAATGGATCAACTGCAATATGATTCCAAGTATCTACTGATTGTTTCTTCACTTAAAGATCTTATGTCTTTCAAGAAACTTGGTATTGGTAATATAGAATGTATTGCTCCGGACAGTGAGAATACAATGATTGGAGAATCTGTTATAAATAAACTTAGAGAGAAGTATTCTAAGATTATTGTGCTGTTTGATAATGATGAGCCTGGCGTAAAGGCTGCTCAGAGATATCAGGACAAGTATAATATTCCACATGTAATACTTGACATGTCTAAAGATTTATCAGACTCTGTCAAAGATCATGGTATTGAACCTGTGAGAGATAAATTATTATCTTTACTAAAACAGACAGTATGAGTTGGTTATACAAAGGTGAAGTATTTAATGACAGCAAAATTCCAAATGGTGCTGTAGGTTTCATTTATGAAATGGAGGCAATCATTGATGGTAAAGCAGTCCGTTATATTGGTAAAAAGAACTTTTATTCTACAGTTAAAAAGAAACTAGGAAAGAAAGCTATTGAGGCAATGACAGACAAAAGGGCATCTAAATACACTTTTGTTAGCAAAACTAACTATGAAAATTATTACAGTAGTAATAAAGTGCTACAGGATGCACATAAAGCAGGAATTCCTATAAAGAGATTTATGGTTAGGATATGTTTCTCAAAGACAGAGTTAACATATCATGAGACTAAATTTCAATTTGTAAGAGAAGTGCTTGAAAAAGAAGAATATCTAAATGCCAATATTCTTGGCAGGTTTTACAAAATCAAATAGTATGAATGAAATAAATATGATGGCTACCCTTGTCAAATTAGCTGACTTGGGAGTAACTGGTATTAAGGTACAATATGAAGGATCAGGTGATTCTGGTTGCATTGAAAATACAGTCTATACTACAGAAAAAATGGA